GGCTCAGTTGCAGGCATAGCGATGACAATGGTTCGTGGGCAGTTCGCTCAATTAATGGCTCCCGGTCTACACGGCACCTTCTTACACTGGGTTGATATGCTTCAACGGGATGAGGAGTACTCTCATCTTTTCCACATGGAAACCAGTAAGATGGCGTATGAGGATGAGGTCGAATTCGCCGGCTTGCCTCCAATGGTGGAGAAGCCGGAGGGAGAGAGTGTCAGCTACGCCGATGCAATTCAGGGCGGCTCCAAGCGATACCTCCATCTTACGTATGCTCTGGGAGTTCGGTGCTCCTTTGAGCTATATGAGGATGACCAGTATAACGTCATTAACCAAGTGCCAAAGGCGCTCGCTCGCTCGGCTCAATTCGTAAAGGAGCAACAGGCGGCTAATGTCTTCAATCTTGGTTTCTCTACCGTTACTACTACGGATGGCCTTTCTCTCTTTAACAACGCCCATCCGCTTCTCGGCGGCCCGGCAGCTACCTCAGTAGCTCCTGGACTTGCTAACGTCATCGCCTCAGCCGGTACATACCCAAATCGACCTGCTACTGACGTCGATCTCTCATTCACCGCTATTCAACTAATGGTCAATTTCTTTGAGCGCCTTCCGGATTCGCAAGGCTTGCCAGTTATTATTAAGCCAAGGCTTGTCGTGATCCCGCCGGAACTCAAGTGGATTGCCCGAGAGATTTTGGGCTCGCCACACAAGCCATATACATCTGACAACGAAATCAACGCGATCCTGAAGGAGGACTTGTCCTACTTCGTCTCGCATTACCTCACGAGTCAATCGGCATGGTTTGTGTTGGCGGACCCGATGAGCCATCAGCTGAAGTTCTTCATGCGTCATGATTTGGATGAAGACTTCTCGGATGACTTCGATACGCGGTCTGTCAAGCAACTGAGCTTCATGCGCTTCTCCTGCGGAGCTACCGTCTGGGAAGGTACGTTCGGGAGCAACGGACCGTAGTATGAACCAGTCACACAGTGGTTGGCACGGCATCCCTTGGCATAGATGTGATCGATGCGGGCAGGAGTTTCCCGTATCGTACTTGCGAAGGCAGCGAGGGCTAATACTGTGTGTCGTGAATAACTGCTGGGACGATCCCCTTATTTGGAATCGTCCCGGCCTTATTCAGAATAACCTAGCCTGGGGAGCGGAGTTTGAGATGCAGGTCGCGGATATTCTTACCCAGGATATGAATGAGGATATGGAAGATGAGTGGATTTAGGGAGCGGATGGTCGAAGGTCTCCTTCACTTGCTGGGCTGCAAGATGACCGGAAGCTCCCATGTCTTTAGTCGCTAAGTTGCGCAACCCAAGGAGGGTTGGACAGAATGCCGAAAACACAGAGTAGATACCAGCAAGATTTGGGATTCACGGATGGGCGAGTTCGAATAGGTGTAGCGGATCTTGCCTTCACGGGAGCTACACTCGCTATCAGCAGGATCGCTGCGGGACAGTGGGGGATCGTACTGGGAACGCCCGCGGCCCAGGCGAATACCTTCGCAGCGAATATTACGCAAGCGATTATGAGAAGGACGGGATTCTTCGAAGATATACAGAGTAACTTCGGCCCGGCTAACCCGAATAACCCCGCAGCGTCAGCCATTGCGGGCTCTTCGCAGATTAGGGCGTATCGACCGGATGTCATCCCGGCGATGAATACTGGTCAGCAACTTCAGCCCCGATCCGCCTTCAAAGCAAAGGGATTCAAGCTACGTAGTATTGACGCCATCTATAGCCTCGGCGTTGCCAATGCCACTGCGCATACGATCCGGCTAGATCAAACGATATTCGCAAACAACGTCGCCCCAGCGACTACCAGCATCCTCGCTAGCGGCGCAAACGGCCTCGCTACTGCTTTGCAAGCGAATCCGTATGTGACTAACGTCCCGCTTACGATCGCGCCCGAGGCGTATGTCATTACCCCCGATACTGATGTTTGGGTAGAGGAAGTTATTACAGGCGCCGCCACGACCACCGTTACGTTCTTCGGTTGGGATGTCAACTTTGATTTCAACTGGAACTAACGATGAATATAAGCACAAATCCTTGGACATTCCAAGCAGCAGATGTCCCAGCGGCGATCCCTCTCGCGGCGTCGCCAACTGGGATGGTACAGCAGGCAGCCCTGGGGACGGTCCTTATGACGTCCTCCGGGGCACATGGCCTATCGGTGGGGCAGTGGGTCTCCTATATTGGGGATACGAATGGAAGGTTTCTCGGCTTCTATAAGGTGATCGCTGTCCCTTCGGGCACTACAGCCCTCCTCCAAAATATCTCCTCCATCAATCCCGTAAATGGAGGACCGTTTAACTCCGTTATCGCAGCTAGCGGTGGCGGCTCTATGCTTATCAACCAAGTACAGCAGAATATCCGCGCGGAGGATATTAGCTGGCAGAACGTCCCGGTTACGGCGACACTGATCCTCCGAGACAGGGACGGCCAAGTTGTCTGGCAAGCCTCCTCGGCTCTCGCTTCTAGCAACGCTCAGAATCGAGGCAAGATTATGTGGTTCAACGGTCTTACACTCGATACGATAACGACGCCGAGCATGGTGCTTATCACCATTAACTAATATGAAGAAACTACTAATTTTGTTAGCTCTTCTCTCCCTGCCCGCCATCGCTAGCGGACAGTCTACAGTAATCTCTGGCGTGGTGGCTGATAGCTCCAGCCAGACTTGGAATAATGGAACGTTCCAGTTTCAGTTTATTCCAGCGAATCCCCAGGCTCCGCCGAATTGGACTGGGGGAGCCTTTAATTTTAATCAGACTATCACTGGAGTTATGGATGGGTCGGGAAACTATTCCCAGTCCCTTCCGAGTAACTCCGCGATTACGCCGACAGGCTCCTCTTGGCGCTTCACGATGTGCTCGGGGACGAATCCGCCCTCTTGCTTCACAACGTCGATTACGCTCACGACGCCGACACAGACCTTTAATCCCACTCCCCCGCCGCCGGTGATATCGCCTGGGGCGAATAACACAGTGTATACGACGAGTGAGGTGGGCCAAGCGGGAGTAGGGGCGCAGATCTATGTCATAGGAGGGAGCCTCAACACCTGTACCACCGCCTCGGGTGGATTCTGCTCCTCCTGGACTGCGGTTGGCAATACCCTGCCGAGTACGGCAGGTCCGCATACGTTCTTTGGAAACAATACGGAAACGTCCGGGCCGCTCCAGGCGGCGGTGCCGATCGGGACAAATGACTGGGGACCGAATATCTTTTGCGTGACAACCGGCTCGGCGGATGCGTATGTAGCTGCGCTACCTGTTCCCGCTACTGCACTGACCTCTGGTATCCAAGTCACGATCAATCCCAACTTTACCAACGCAACGACAACGCCTACGATAAACTTGAGCGGCCTTGGGGCGAAAAACATACTCAAGAATTTCAACGGCGTGCTAGTAAATGTGGTTCCGGGGGACATCCCAGCGGGGACTCTAGTCGATCTTAAGTATGATGGGACGGAGTTTTTGTTAATGGAGCCTGGGACGACGAGGTCGGCTTGGCCTTGTGCTCCGCAGGTGGGGCTCTCCGACTTGCTTGATGCTACCGTCATTACTACGACGGAGACTCTCTTTGCTACAGCTTGTAAGATACCAGCGAATACGCTCCTTACGAATGTAGTTATTGATGGCCAACTTGGTATCGAGTGGACTGCTACCGCAACGGTCCCCAACTCCACCTTCAAGATGTATCTATGTCCCTCGCTGCAAACAGGCACCCCTTCGGGGTGTAAGGGCATCTATACCAGTGCCACTACGCCAGCCTCCGCTGGTACGCTGAGTACGGTCCTACCGATTATGCTGATAGGAAGAGGAGCGGCTAGCTCCACCGCAGCGATTAACCAGCAGATAGGGAGTGGAACGGGCGCAAACGTCCCGGCGGGCAGGAATTCCTTCGGTGGTAGTATAACGAACGTAACTACAAACGCAGACTTATTTCTACAATTTAGTATGACGTTCGCTGCTGGCACCGCGGGAAATACTTATACCCTACGCTCCTTGGTTTTCAAATAAACATGCGCCGACTCCTATCCGCCTCGCTATTTGTGTTTAGTTTGCTAGTCTCTAGCTTTTTGACTGCACAGACGTGCTCCGTCCCGATCTTCACGGTCACCCAGGCGTTCTTCGGCATTACGCAGCTTAGTTTCTCCAATCCCCTGTGGTCCGCTTCTTTTAACGCCGGATATGTGAGGCTTTGGGATACGACGTATGTTTGGCCGAATATCAATACGAGTGCCGGTGTCTTTACGTATTCTACGGCGAACGATGCTATTATTACTACTATCACCTCCTCTGGAGCTCGTCCCGATTTCGTATTTGGCCGCACGCCTTCATGGGCAACATCTGGGGGAGGCTGCACTGGAATCTTCCATCCAACCGGATGCGCGCAGAGGCCTTCGGATATTAATAGTGGTAACGGCATCTTGGTGGCGATGGTTAATTCGCTAGTAGCTCACCTAGCCTCAACGCACCCCGGTGTGCATTGGATTATGGAGTGTGTGAACGAGGCGGATCTTACGGGTGAGTGGGCGAATGATGCCGGTACGGCCCTTGGTTCGATGACCGATTTGGTTACGTATTGTACGGCGTTGAAAAACGCAGCGCACGCGGCGGATGCCAATATCATCGTCCTTGGTCCCAGTGGCTCCTCGATCAATACGAGCAACGTCCATCTTTATAGCGACGGGAATAACTTCGCCGGACAACCTGGTGCAGCCGCATCGATGGATGCGATGAACTTTCATGCGTATTTGCAATCTTGCTCGGTGTATTGTACAGTACCGGAATTACTCGAAACCTCCTGGGGACAGGTTACAAACCTAATCAAACCGGGTGGTTTGCTCGCAAATAAGCCCGTTTGGATTACAGAGGCGAATTGGGGTGGTTCGCCGCCAGCGAATAACGCTAACTTGACTGCGGCGCAGAAGCGACAATACCTTGCCCGCACCGTCATGTATGCGTTTCTCAATAACGTCACATCCCTTCACTGGTACGCGTATGATAGCCATCCGGATAACCTCTCCGCTGGTTTCGGCAGCCTCATCGAGGGATCGCCACCGACGAGTGCGACTCCCAACCAGGCGGCGGTTACGATGGGTACGATGGAGAATTGGCTCGTTGGCTCTACGTACTTCCCAAGTCCCTGCTTTCAGGACCCACATGGGACTTGGACCTGTAATATTATATCGAGCCCAGCTTCGACTGGCAAAGCACAAATCGTTTGGAATGGGACTACGACAGAGACTATCACCCTATCCTCGACCTACACGAAGGTGCTGAATTGGGATGGGTCGAATACCCCAATCGTCTCTCACCAGATTGTAGCAGGACCGGATGTTGTTATGGCAGTTCCATAGGAGGCGGTGTGAGAAAGCTTTTGTTTCTACTACCAGTGTTTGTCTTGATTCTCGGAACGGCGCTCGCGCAAACGGGGACACAGCATGGGATATGTCTAACATGGACTGCTCCTACGATTGGGACGGGGGAGCCGGCTCTTTCTGGGTATAACGTGTATAGGACGATTGGGTCTGGTCCGGCTACGAAGATCAACACTACGCTAGTCATCGGCACCACGTATGTCGATCCCAATTCGGATATCACCGTTGGCACTACCTACTCGTATGACGTAACGGCTGTCGATGCCAATGGGAATGAGTCCACACCGTCGAATACAGCCTCGATCACGCCGACTACATTAATCGTGAATCCCGGAGCACCTAGCGGTTGTAATGCAAAGCAGCAGTAGGAGATATATGCGGAGATTGGTCTCGCTTCTCTTTTTCTTGCTTGCTACGCAAGTAGCGAGTGCGCAGCTTATTCACACAGGTGGGGCCGCTCTCTCCTCGACTACAGCGGCTCCGCCAATCTCCGTCTCGGTGACTCCTTCCATCTCGACGGTTACGGTGTCTACGACGCAGAAGTTTACCGTCTCTCTTCTTAATGATACTCAGAATGCAGGTGCCTTTTGGACGTTGAATGGCCCAGCCTGCCTCGGCGTTACTTGCGGAACGATTAGCAATAGTAATTCAGTGAATGGCGGGAATACGACCTATACGGCGCCTTCGGTCGTGCCGGCGAATCCAACGGTATTCCTAATCGCCGCGAGCGTTACGGATCCTACTAGGTTTATTACGGCGACCATTACGGTGTTTCAGAGCAGCGGGGGAGGTGGCGGTGGTGGAACGACTCCGGCCCCGATGGTGTTGAATAACAGAACGCCGATAGCAGCTAGCTTCCCCTCAGCTACGACTGGCTCCACCTCGGTTAATTTTACGGCCCTTCAAGGGACGTTGCTTAACGTGTATGTGTTTCTGCCTTTCGCTGGCTCTGCTGTATCCTCTGTGACGGATCCAAACGGCGACGTCTTTATGAAGGCGTCCTGTGTCGCGGACATCTCCGGAGGCGGGCATGTGGAGGTATTCGATGCCTTTAGCGCGAAGATAGGGACAAGCACCGTTACGATAAACTGGACCTCTGCGGGAGCGATTAATGGCATAGGTGTGATTATTCGGGATATTAGTAATAACTCGAGTGTCAACACAGCCAACGCTACCTGTGGGGGAAGTACCGTCTCGACTAGCACACCGAGCGGGCCGGGGGTGGTTGCAGGTGCAGGGTCGTTGGTTATTTCTGGTATCCAAGTGAATGAATTTGGAGGCGTATTTAGCGGCGTTATCCCGCCTCCGTTTACTGTCTCGACTACGATTCCAAACTATCCCTCCGCGGGGGGAACGGACCTGGCGGCGCCAGTCAGCGGAACTTACAGTCCCAATTGGCAGCTAACTCAGCCAGAGGCTTGGGCGGGGATTACGATCTCTTTCTCGGCTGGTAGTGGGGGAGGCGGTG